GTACGATACACTGCTCTATCTGAGGAGTAAGGTGGCGGAAGTGGCAAAGGAGGCCTTGGCAAATGGTTAAAGACAGAACCAATACCTACTATACGGGGTTATTTCAGACTTTGAAAGAATCGTATAGCGGAATCAAGGCGAGTCAGGTCTACAAGGCAACACCGCCGTCATTTCCGTATATGTACTTCAAACAGATAGGTGGTTCAACAGCATTAACCACATTATCCGGCACAGAGGACGGAGTAACCCTTGCATTAGAGGTTAAATTCTATTCCAATGTGTCAGCGAATGATGTGAGAAATATGGCTAATTTAGCGAGGGAATACATGGTAGAAACACTTGGCTTTACAGTTGATTATTTCTCCCCGGTGGAGAATGTAAGTGACTCAGCCATTTATCAGTTTCTTGCCCGGTTCTCAAAACTTGAAACATAACAAATTCATAAGGAGGTAACGAAGATGGCAAAGTGTACCAATAAGACTTTTCTTATGCACAAAGCGGCAGATGGGGATGCGTTTGCAAAACTTATCGACATTACTGAGTACCCGGACCTCGGTGGAGAAAAGGAGAAGATTGATGTAACAACTCTTTCCGACACCAAGAAAAGAACCATTAACGGTATCGAGGACACCGGAGATTTGCAGTTCAAGTCATGGTATGAAAAGGCTGATTACGAAAAACTGCTTGCTATTCAGGAGGCAGGAACTATCGACACATACCAGTTATGGTTCGGCGAAAACGGCGAAGATGGTATTTGGGAATGGTCTGGAATTATGGCTGTATATCCTAATACCGGCTCTAGCAACAATGCAAGAGAAATGACATTCTCTATCACAGACGAGGGTGCTGAACCTCTGCATTATGTGAATGAGTAACGCTACCGCTTAGTACACCAAAGGGGCGGCTCTAACACAGCCGCCTTATTCATTATAAGGAGGATTAAATCATGCTCGTTTTAGCAGGAAAGAAATTTGAAGTAAAAGAGTTGGATTTTACCAACATGGTTTGCGATTTGGAGGATAAAGGTGTTGATGTTATTGCCTTAATGAACGGAGATACCACAAAGATTTTCTCAGCGTCCAGAGCAATCGTTTCCGTATTGACCGGAAATAACAACATCCAGGAGTGCGGTTCTCTTATTACAGAACACATCAAGTCTGGTGGCGATTTCAATGACATTATGCAGTCATTTATGGAGGCTATGGAAAAAGCGGGTTTTGGGGCAACAGCGGAGCAGGAGGAAACAGCAGAGGAAGAACCTCAGACGAAGCCTGCGAAAGCTGCGAAGTAGACCCAGAGCAAGAGGAAGAACTTGCGAAATTTAGAAACTGCAAGAGTTTCACAGAACTTATAAATAAAGTCTGGTTGCCGTATGCAATGCTATACGGAGTGCCATACGAGTTGTTTTGGCACCTCAATCCGACAAAGTTAGAACCATTCAAAAAAGCCTATCTTTTGAGAAAGAAAGAGGAGGCCCGACTGCAGGATGTTTATGGTTGGGTATATGGCAGATATGTAATGGAGGCAATAGGGGCGGCATTTAGTAAAGAGTATTCTTATCCAGAATCCCCTCGAAGTGCCATGAAATCAAACGAGAATAATAAGCAAGTTATGACTGACGGAGCGAGATTTGCGGCATTTGCATTGGCGCACAGAAAGGCTCTTGAAGAAAAACGAAAGGCTTGATTGCGTGGGGGATAGGTTGACGAACCGAAAAGCACAGTCCGGTGTTTTCCCCCATGTTCTCATATTACGGACATAATCCACCTACGGACAAGGTAATGTGAGGTGGCAAGATATGGCAGATAGTAAGATTGATGGAATTATATTGGAAATCGAAGCCACTACTGACAAATCGGATGGTGGCTTAGAAAAAACTATAAAATTCCTTGAAAATATGAAAAAAGTAACCGGCGATATTGATGCTGACAAGTTGAAAGCAATTTGCGATAGTGTCAAGGGATTTGCCGGTATTGGAAATAAGTTAAAGAGTGCCGGAAGCGGAATGAGAGGTATCGCTACTTCGGTTAAGTCACTTTCGGACATTGATACCTCAAAACTTAGGGAAATTGCAAATGCAATAGAGAAAATCGGCAATTCCCTTGGAAATCTCGGCTCAAATAACAGAATAAACATAAAGATAGACTCCCAGGGCATCAAGGAGTCTGTTAAGCCTTTGGAAAAGGTCAAAGAGGATTTAGGCACTGTTGATACACCAAAGGTTGATATGTCCGGCTTTAAGAATGTTGCCGGTCAGGTTCAGGCAGCTACATCACAAGTACAGCAGAATAGATCCGCTACTCAGCAGAATCAGGCGGCTATGAATAGTGCCACTGTATCAGCGCAGAATATGGCACAGGCACAGAGCAGAGTAAGCGCAACAGCACAGTCGGCGGCAAGCGGTCAGCAGGCTTTTAATTCGACTGTAAATCAGACAAATACCAACACTGCAAATGCGAAAATACAGGCACTTATCGCACAGATAAACAAATACAAAGCCACTATCAGCGGTATGGAAAGCGGCAAGGTTATGTTCGATACTGCTCAGTATTCAGAGGCAGTAAACGGCTTAAAGCAGATGCAGGAGGAATTTAATAAATTCAAAGAGAGTGTAAAAGAATCTCCTCAGACAATGGAGGACCTTGCGAAATCCGTTCAGTCAATAGGGGATGCCGCCGGAAAATGCGGACTTGACAAATTCTCCTCTTTATTGAGTGGAATAGCCTCTCTGTTGCCAATGATTGAGGTAGGTGGCGCAGCTGCAAATGCCGGATTTCAGTCCATGGCAGTCGGCTTACAAGCAGTACAGAGTGCAATTCCGATAATCGGAATCATTTTGACCCTTATTAGTGCTGTTGTAAATGCTGTCAACTCGGCGGCTCAGAAAATAAAGGCCATGATTAGCAAAATCGTAGCCTCTGTCAATTCGTTTGTAAATAAGGTCAAAAAGGGATTAACCATTGTCATTAACAAGATAAAGGAAATGACAAAGGAGTTTAAGGCGTCCATTGGTATTTCGGACGATACTTTCAAGGGATTGAGAAAGAAAATCGGCTCTGCAATCAGATTGTTCGGTTTTATGTTACTGCGTTCTGCATTTACGCAGTTCTTTGAATTTATCAAAACCGGTTTCGATAATCTCGTGCTTTACTCTCGTGAATTTGGCACTGAGTTCCATAAGAGTGTAAATCTGCTTTATGGCGATTTGAAGTGGATTGGAAACTCTTTTATGACTGCATTTGAGCCTATTCTGAATTATGTAACTCCGGCTCTCGATTTTTTGATTGAGAAATTGGTTGATGCCTCAAACGCATTAGCGCAGTTCTTCTCGGCACTGACCGGTCAGAGTACATATACAAAGGCAATTAGGCTGAATGAAGATTATGCTCAGAGTTTAGAGGACGCTGCTAAAGCCGCAAGCACTCTCACAACAGGCATTGACGAATTAAATATTTTGAACGAGAGTTCTGGCAGTAAAAATGACGGACAGACTGCTCCTGGAGATTCCTTTGTGACAGAGGAAGTAGAAAGTCCTTATAAGAATATTGCAGAAATGATTAAAGAGGCATGGGCCAATGCCGACTTTACGGAAATCGGCGCAATGTTCGGCACAAAACTCAAAGAGGCTTTAGAGGGGATTTCTTGGGATGGTATCAAAGGAACTCTCGAAAAAACTGCAAAGAGCATAGCGACATTCCTTAATGGATTCATGGGAACTCCTGGATTGTTCACAGCCATAGGAAAGACATTGGCTGAGGGCATCAATTCGGCGTTTGTAGCCTTGGATGGATTCGCATGGACTTTTAATTGGGATAGTCTCGGAAAAGCCATTACAGACTCTGTAGGCGGTCTTGTTGATAATTTGGATTGGCAGAAAATCCGAAGTTCTGTAAAGGGATTGGCAACGGGCATAGCATCCTTAATCAATTCTGTTTGCGAAGATACAGAAACGTGGGGTGGTTTAGGTACAGCAGTATCAAATGCCCTTAATACATGGGTTTTGTACATTGAGACAATTATATCCGAGTTAAAGTTCAACAATATCGGTACTTCTCTCGGAACAGCACTGAGTAATGCAATAACAAAGATTGACATTCCGGCACTTACCTCAGCCATAGGAACTGCATTTAGTGGTCTGTTCGAGGCGGGATTCAATTTTGCAAATGCGTTTGATTTCAGTGGCTTAGCAGATAGTATTTCTGGTGGTTTCAACAGTTTTCTTAACAGTTTGAAGTGGGAGGACTATATTACCATAGATGCTGAGGGAAAAGAACATTGGCACGCCGGAATTAAGACGGCTTTCAGTTTCCTTACATCAAGCCTTGGCACATGGATTTCTGAAACAATTACCGGCATTGACCCTGTTGCCTTAGGTAACACCATTGCAGAGGCAATCAATACGTTAGCAACCGGTATCGGAGATTTTGCCGAGAGTGTGGACTTTAAACAGATAGGCTCTAACATTGCCACGGCCTTATCTACGGCATTTAAGAATATTGATTGGAAGAACGCAGGCGAGGCAATCAACAGTCTTACATCAGGCGTGTGTACACTTATACAGGAGGTTATTGACGAAACTGATTGGAGTACCGCGTTGGCAGGAGTAGGAACAGCAATGGCACAGATTGATTGGGGAGAAATCTTCGAGACTGTGTTCTTGGCAATTTCAACAAAGTGGACTTATGAAAACATTTTCAAAGGTTTTAGTTGGCTTACTATCGGAAGCGGAGTGGTTTCTGGTTTCTTTGAGGGTATCGACCATTACCTCGATAATGTCGGAGAGTGGTTCTATGAGAAGCTTGTTGCACCTATTCTGAGTGCATTTGGCATAGAAAGCGGCGAAAGCAGCGAGGCAAAGGAAATTGGAGGAAATGTAATCAGTAGTTTCATTCAAGGAATAGGACAAAGCCTATTGCCGCCGCCTTTCGGCATATATGCGGAATTTGCAAAAGTTATTGAGTGGATTAAGCAAGTATTTGGATTAAGCAGTGGGGAATCCGCAACAGAAATGGTTGGAATTGGAGAGACACTTGTTGATAGCATACTTGCCGGAATGGGTGTCGATAAAGAAGAACTCAAAAAGACTGTTAAAAAGTTCTCCGGGGATTTCCTTGAAGAATGGGCGAAACAGAACCCTAAACTCAAATTTGCACTCGAATTTGCTCAAAATGTAACTGAGTTTATACAAGGGTTGGACGGAGAAACAGTAGACGGAATTGTGCTAAATGTGACAGCAAAATTTACCGAGTGGAAAGAAGATTTAGACGAGAAAGTTATCGAGTTCCACGCAAAAATGTCTACATGGGGAGACTATCTGCAAACCAAAATAATCAGTTTCAAAGCCAAAATGACTACTTGGAGTGACAACCTGAGTAGCAAGATTATCGACTTCAAGGCAAAAATGTCTACATGGCAAGATAGTCTCAGCAGTAAGATTATTGATTTCAAAGCCAAAAT